ATACGATCATCACCATGAACAAAAATTGCAAAATTAATCAACGTTTCTTTTAATCCTGGCTGATATCTAACCGTATCTCTAAACCCTACTTGATAACATACATAACATTTAACCGTTGTCTGTGTATCTGGAATAAATAAAAATGGACGAATAAGAGAATCGCTACCAAAATATCTATCCCATTCTCCGAGTGGTTCATATTGCTTGGTGTCTTCATTCCATTCCCAGTTGATATTTCCATGTTTGTCAAACAATTCCAATTCTAACTCTTTATCATTGAGCGCATATAATAGATATGGATTTGATAATAAAGCATTTTTGATTTTTTGTTTGTATAGAATTACATCATCATCAGGAGTAGTTCTATATGCACGAAGCTTATTTAACAAATCATTTTTTGTAACTATTTTTTCTTTCATATAATACCTCATTATAAAATTATCATATTAAAATCCTCCTTTATTCAGTTAATTCCAACGGCAAAATTTCAGATTTAATCGGCAAGTTATTCTTAACAATTTCACACTTAACAGATAGTATTTTGCCGATAGTAGAAGTATCACTAGGAAACTTTACTTTCTTTTGGTTGTACTCTGTACCAGCTCGCCATGTAACTTTATCAGTCCAATCTTCGTCATCAATAGAACAAGTCCATATAAAGATTGCATCAGCATATTCAGTTGTAATGTCTTCGTTGGAATCATTGAATAGATTTACTGTAAGATTTTTATAAGAGCCACCAACTTTAATAGTTGAAGTGGATGCTGAAATTCTTGCTGTGATAGAAGATGGGGGAGTAGTTGGAGTATCTGGATTTGTTGGGGCAATTTCTGAATCGAAATAGTTCGCATACATTTCGCCTGTTTCAAGATTGACATAATCAGTATGCTCGTTCCAAAATGCTGTATATATAGTAAGCTTTTGAATACCAAATGGCATTGAATTTTCAACCTTGGTCACTGTCCATACGGTAGGATGTTCTGTTAAAGCACTTACTACAACTCGCATATTTTTAGAATCTTCAGAAGTGTACCAAAACTTCTCTGTAATAGAGTTCATTGGCAACCATATCTTATCCTGATTATCAGTATGTGTAAAATATCGGTCGGTGTAAGTGCCGATCGTGTAGGAACTTTGCTGTCTTAAACAACACCACATACGTCTCTTGATGCGCTTATCATTAGATTTTTCAATCCATGTAAGTTCGTAATTTACTGGTAAAATCAGATACTTTGGAAACTGATTTGCAGGTTCATCACGACAGATAATCCACTTATGATAAATTCCTCTATCATCTGGAACGTCCACGAAAAGTCCTATCGGAAATGTCGCTCCATAGCGTTTCCTAAAATCAGTCTCATAATAATAAAGGTCATCACCTTTATTGAATCTTACAGGCTGACTTGGGCGAAACATAAGATAATATTCCACTTGATCTTTGTCCATTGACTGATAAGATTTGATAATAAACTTTGCATCTATCTTTGTCTTATTAGTATTTTCATAAATCATACCTTCAGCAAGTGAACGTGTAATTCCATGTTCATCTGTAAAGAAGTCATCATGAAAGTAGTCATAAATGTAACAAGTCTTGGAAGCAATACTGTTATCCCAAGTTTCTTCCATCAAAAAGTCAGATTCTTCTTTATAAATTTGACCTAAAGTTTTCGCATTATTTGTTTTGGCGTTAGCGATTCGCCGTGCTGTCTGTAAGCTTGGCATCACCAACACCTCCTTCAAACATCTGCTTAATGTAATTGTGACTATCTAAAATAGCCCTACGGAATGTCATGTAATCAAACTCATCGGATGTAACTTCGTCATAAGCGGCTTGCAAAGTAGCCATTAGTGTGACCATAATTCCATTATTATTAAATAGAGTTTTTGTTCCACTAAATTTAAACATGACATTCTGAAAAAATATAAGAAAAGCTTCATCATTCTCAAATATTTTTTCTTCTATTCGATTATCCTTATAAAGTAATAACTTATGGACATCGTTGTGCATCGCATGTGCAGCTTCTTTAATTTGTCTTTTAGTGAACGAACCATATATATATTTCATAGTTATTCACCTCGCACATATGAGTTATTAATATATCCATGACTTGCAAGTTTTCTACTAAATTCATGCTGTAGTGTATCCAATCTACTTTGCATATCTTTATATGGATTCTGCATGTTTTTTTCTTCTTTTGTTCCTAAAGCTCTAGCAGTAAATTTTGCAGAGTCAACCTGTGGTGTTAACCATTCTATTGTCATTCCAAGAGTGAACAATCCTATAACATATTCCTTATCTGCAAAATCGCTAACAGGATATTGCATCTCAAATTCAATCTGTTCCATTCCGTCATCCATATTAAATGAAGCGAATTTCCTAATAACTCGTTCATCACCTGCAACCATGTGTAAGCGTTCAGTCCATGTTTCATTAAGATCGTTTTCGTCAAGAGAAAGTTCTTTCATATCTGAAATACGTCCTCTTGTTCGTGAAAAAATTGTTTCATATGGAAGCGTCATTGTGAGCCTCCTTTACTACATATTCAATTTTAAAAGTAACTCTGTTCCAAAAATAGAATCAAGCGTCTGAATTCTCTTAACAGAATCAAGTGTTCCGTCATCAACCATACTTGTTGCAATAGTTTTTAATGCTTCCTGTGCTCCAATTGGAAGAGAATAGATTGCTTTTTCCATTTGCGAAGGAGTCATCTTTAAAATATCTCTTAAATCATTTGTCGAGTGAAGAGTAGAATATAAATCATCAAGTTCTGGATGTAATGCGATAAAATCTGCATCCTGTACAACAAAACGAGGTTTAAACATCATCTTGTCACCCTTCCTTGCTGCATAATCCAAATCTCTAAATTCAATTTCCTGAACGTCATCAATATCTGCAAATGTATATAAAGTATCTGATTTAAGTCCAACATAAAATAATTCTCCTGCGGTAAGAGACACACATGGAATCATTTCTGTTGGCTCAAACTTCTTTTTTTCTGATTTCTTTTCAGCCACATCAGTATTAGTATTTTCTATTGCTTTTGTGGTGGTCTTTTTTGTATATGCCATTTATTTTTCCTTTCTATCCAATATAAAAAAGAGTGGCTAGATAAACTAACCACTCAACCTTATTTACTATTCAAGAGTCCACTGACCAAAGTACTGTGGTAATACTACCTCAACACCCATTTCTCTCTGAACTTCATATTTCTGGAAGTCATCAGCGTGTTCACCCTTCTGAGTACCAGACTCATAAATCTGAGTTTCACCCTTATCTGTAAACCACACGAACTGTTCCTGATTCTTTGCAAAGATAAGAAGTCTCTTATCGTCAATAAGTCTCTTTGTTACATCATTGAAAGCAAATCTCTGAGGAATCTCAATAAGTTCTGTTCCTTCGTATGTACCGAGGCGACCAGTCTTTGCAACATCCTCTTTCTGAGACAAACTTCTCCAATCAACTTCTGTAAGACCATTAAGTTTCTTCAATGCAGTCTTTGTACCCATAATAACAACTTCTGCACTATTAGCAGTTCCAACATCCTCAAGAAGTGTATCAAACTTGTCCTTAGTAGAAGCAGATAAAGCACCTGTTTTTACAAACTGAGAGTTGTTAGGTAACTTAGTTGCAGCACCATAAATTCCTGTATAGCAAAGTTCCTGAACTTTATATACAAACGCTTCTGCAATCTTATCTGTCAGCTCAGTAAAATCAATACGTCCAAGTAAAATAAGATCAATATCCTTACCAATCTTTACACCATACTTCTTAGTATGAATCTTGTGTGCTGTACCTTCATTTAAGTACTGTAAAGTCAGATCATGGTGGTCACCACTAATTTCAGCAACAGCAAGCATAACCTTTTCTCTTGACCAAAACTCTTCCTCGTCGCCAAGTTTAACATTTCTCATATCTACAAAATCATTAAACCACTCAGATTCCTTGAATGCTGTATCTACCTTAAAATCAATATCAGACTCAAGTAACTCATATACTTCTGTGTGATGAAGCTCTAAGGCTCTTTCACGTCTCTTATTGGATCTAAGATCCTCTTCAGTAAGGTCGCATACCTCCATAATAATTTTACGGATTGCCTTATTTGCTTCATGTTTAGAAACCTTTCTCTGGTTTCCGTCATCATCGTACTCATAAATATCAATTCCGTGATTTAAGTTATATGTAAGCTTCTTAAAATTTTCATACTTATCAGCATCTTCAAAAACTTTTCTTAAATGTTCTGTACTAAATCTCATCATTATTCTATATCCTCCTTTCTATTACGCACCAATTTTTAATTTTCCACTAGAAATCGTTGTGATTTCAGCTCCAACTGTAGGTGAGCCATCAAAATTATCTTCTGTAAGCCAATAACGATCCTGTGAATGAAGCATGTATCCACGAACTGCACCGTCTGCTGGATCGTTATAGAAATTAGAAGCAAGTGCGAGTGAACGAGGACTCTCGACATTGTTGAGAGGTTTCTGATAGATAACACCAACTCCCTTTGGATCTCTAATTACAACAAGGTATCTTCCTGACGCATCTTTCATTGCGATATAAGCATCAATTTCAGTTGCAGCTTCCATCTCCCAATTATCAAGAGAAGTCATCTTACCTGGTTTGAAATGATATCCATTAGGTGTATCTTCTGTAATCTTTACAGATAAAATGTGCTCGCCATAATCCTGAGCAAGTAAATTACCAATTTCCATCTGTGGAAATTTTGTAGCAGCATATTTAATAGCCATTATGTTTTCCTCCTTAAATTTTGTTTTTTTTGCAATAAAAAAGAACGCATAAAGCGTTCTATATGAAATGAAGTTATATTCAGTTTTTTAATCAAATAAGTTGCCGTAGTTTTTCTTAGGCTTTGATTTCTTATTCATATTTGTAAGTATCTTAACCGAATTTGTGTTTTTCTTTGTGTCAACAGAAGAGAAGTTCGCATGTGCAGACATATAATCTGAATGCATAACCTTTACTTTTGTTTCAAAGTCTTCTACGGAATAATTATCCATAGTCTTTACTAATTCAGCGAAATCAGTATTTACATAATTTCCTTCTGAATCTTTCTCTGTAAGAACAGAATAGTTATCAGCATTGATAATAGCTTCTTTTTGTGCATGAAGTTCATTCTTTTCTGCTGTCTCTTTAAACTCCTTAAGGGCAGCGTAATTAGAACGCATGGATTCAAGTTCAGCTTTCTCACTTGCTGTCAAAAGCTCACGGAATAATTCTATACGCTCACCATCAAATGAAACATTATCTCCATCTTTTGTATAGTTCTGTCGGTAAATTTTGTCAGTACACCAACCCTCGTATACAAAATAAGAATCAAATACATTTGAGATATAGTAATAATCATTATCTGACTCTTCATATGGTGCTAACAGATTATAGAGTGCATATCTTGTATCTTCATGAGAAATCTCATATGTACGAACAATCTTTTCAAAAGTCTGACTTTCACCTTCATTCCCATCTGGATCAGAAGCTCCTTCGCCATTACCTTCTCCATCATTGGAAGGCTCACCAGATTCTCCGTTACCTGAATTATCTCCTTCTGAATTGTCATCATCGAACATCTCAGCGAATTTTGCTTTAAGTTCCTCATCTGACATTTCTGTATAGTTGAATGTTACATCTTCAGCAGTCTTATCATATTTGGCAAGTAACTCTTCAAATTTTGTCATTTTGTTATTTGTTCCTCCTTCCTTTGATTGTGTTTGAACAGGAGTCTGTTCTTTATTGAAATTAGAAAGTGTCTTATTAAGATTTTCTAAGAGTTCAATCAATTTTTCATTTTTGTCAAATTTAACTGAATTGTTATTTACACTGAAATCAGCAATATCAGCACGAGAACCTTCCATACCTTCCTGAATTTCTGTACCATCATCATGACTTCCCAACAAAGTCGAAGCGTTTACATAGAAATCATTTAATTCAAGATATCTCTCCTTGGCGTTGTAAGAGAGTTCATCAATGAAAAGCTCGCAACTATTTTTTGAACCTTGTTTTGCACGAATAATTTCACAAGCCTTTGTGTATTCTTCACTTATATAAGCATAAGCACATACATAATCTTTATCTAAGTTATCATCATGTTCCCAAAATGCAGGTTCAGATGAGAAAGAACCAACTTGAGATTCAATATATTTCAGTTCTTCTTTACCTTTTTCGTCTTTAACAATTTCCATCTCATGACCTTCGAAATCCCAACTGCCATCGTCAAGCTGATGGATTGCAGCCAATACAGGTCTGTCAGCAATAGTATTCATTGCTTTCTCAGCAGCATCCTTTGATACATAACTCTTATTTCTGTTAAGCCCTGTATGAAAAATTCTGAATTTAAGACGCATCATTCCACGATGATTTTCGTCTACGGTATCATCTACCTCGAAAGTAGTAGGTACTTTTAAAGCCAACCGATAGCCAGTATCTTTAGAACTGAATTTTGCAAATTCCTGTTCTTGGCAAAATTTTAGTAAATCATCTTCAGTTAAAATTTTCTTTTTAATAACCTTTGGCATCTACTTAGTCTTTTCCTCCTTTCTCCAAAATAAAAGTCGCCCAAGGAAGACGACTAAAATGTAAGCATATTTGTATACTTCAATTTATTTATATCTATATTTTCTGAAAACTGAAGGGTATTAGTATTCAAAAATACATAAATACCATTAGAATTTTGCACCTGTTGATATCCTAATTGAGATAGAAGAGTAGCAGTAGGTACATCTTGTGTCTGTATAAATTTTTGATTCATTCCACCAACTCCTATTTATCATTTAAATTCTCGTCTCTGGTGCGAAGTCCAGCATCTGTAAGTTCCGAATCATCCTTCTCTTGACCACCGCCTTTATCATTACCTGTCTGAGTATAAGTGCTAGATAGTGGCTTGAATTTTGAACTAAGTTGCAAACAGTCTTCTTCCAAAAAGTTCATAGATAACGTATCTTTTTCAGATACGCCATTTAATGTGTTATAAAGAATTTTGTTTGGTAATCCATTAGTACACGATTCCAAGATTGATTTTCTAAAATCATCCTTCTGATAAATAGAAACATCAAAGAATTTAACCTTACAAGGTTCAGAAATCCAATTAGATAGAAGTCGATTTACAATCGCTTGAATCTGTGGAATAAGAGTTGAAATAGAAAATGTAGAATCTGCAAGTACACCATATTTAAAAGCAGTAGAATTCGATGCAGAGTTTAAATTTAATATCTGAGCACCACCAGCCGTATTGAGAATTTCTTTTGTAGCTTTTTCAACCTTTGTAACATCACCTGTTGCATCATCTGGAAAACTAATTTCATGTAATTCGCCAGGAACAATAGCAGCGGAGATATAAGGCGGTAATGCTTCTTCAAGCATACGATTAAAATACTGAATCATTATATCTGGATTCACAGCCCAGTCATCTACATCATTTCCCATTGTTTTCATTTCAAGCCATACTAACTTATAAATATTAGCCGCCTGTTGAACTGCCTGATAATCAGAAGCATCCATAAGATCAATCAATGATAAGAATATAGGTGTAAGCACAGGAACGATTGTTTCCCAGTCTTCAGACCTAAATTTAATACATACATTGTATTCTTCGGGAATTAACTGATATTTTTCATTTGTACTCTGATATGTATTCCACATACTATTGAATGGTTCTCCCCAATATTCAAGAAGTTCCTGATGACTACGGAAATAACTCATATCCATAGCTCCTGCAAATGAACCGTCAGGAAACATACCTGCAATTTTCATATAATCTGGATCTAATGGAAGAACAAACATTCCTTGTCCTTCTGTATAATAAGCACATCCATAAAATACATCTTCTCTTAAAGTGATAGACGCAGCTTTACGAAATTCATAATTCAATCCTAAAGTATCAACTATATTAACTGTTTCTTGATACTTTTGTAATGTGGATTGTACATCATTTTCGCCTGAGATTATAAATGGGGGAACAATATTACGAATTGTAAGATCAATCTGATTTGCATAATATTTACAAAGACGATAATAGATTTCTGAACGATAATAAAGATAACGAGATAAGCTTCGTAGATTCTTTTCATTAGAAGAGATATTCTTTATGTATGATTTTACATCTTCCTTTGAGTAATTACTGATTGACGTATATCTGGATGATTTCTGAATATCTCGAAGACTTGTAATTGCACTTGTTGCGTCTTCATAACGTTCAAGTCTACTTTTATTTTTCTCATACCATTCACGCATTTCATTTGCGGTTGGCTGTTTGGGGGTAGAAGAAGTGGTTTTCTTCTGTGAATTATTTATTTTAGCAGGTGCATTAGAATTTGCATCTACTTTCTTAGGTCTAGGCATATTTGATAATGCACCTCCTTAATTGTATTTTGCTTTACGGATTGTAAGCTTTGAAACTAATGATTGTGTATCTTGTGTCTTAGGTTTTAATTTTAATTCCAATTGACAAGCACACCAATAAGAATAGGCAATAGAAGAATATCTATCTTTCCTCATACCTTCAACTTCTTTAACCTTGATATTTCCGTTTTTAACTTCATGATCCAATTTAATCAATTCGTAAACGGCAAACGTTGTTTGCACATAAGACATTTTCAATTTTGCTTGCTCTGTTGGAGACATTTTGAAATATCCCTTATATGTTTCTTTTAATGAGCTATCCGCATCCTGTTCAGAAATAAGAAAATTAATTTTTCCATTCTGTATACCATTTCTAAGTAATACGCATATCTCATTATTAAAATTAGCATTAGCTTTTACAGACCAAACAACTTTATTAGCATCACGAACTTTGCATCGTTCAGCCATATCTTTATCATTTATACAAGTCATTGCTTGATATCTTTTACCGTTTTCTTGACAAACTTGATCCTTGGTAATAAAATCATATACCCCCAAGCCGATTCCGTTTGTATCTAAAACTAAATCTGTACATTGATACTCATAAAAATATTTCATAACAATCATTCCTAATTCGTCTGTTTTCAA